ACCAACCACCGAGGGTTGAAGTTGCGATAGGAGTATTTCTGCCCCTTGCCGCTGCTGCCGCCCTGGGCTGCAAAACCTCCATTCAGTAGATCACAGCTCCCGAACGGATCGTGGACGATCCAGGAATGGGCATCGAAGCCATAGACGCATAGCCAATGCCCCCCACCACTAGGCGCACTAACCGGACCACGATGCAGGTAACCCAGTGCAGCAGGCATCCCACCGCGTATCTCCGCCTGTAGCTGCGAAGCTGAACAGTTCTTGACGAACCGTGCACGAACGCCCAGCGCCTTTAGTGCTAGCTGGTGCGTAGCTTGGTCAGTAGTGTCACCATAGCGATTGACCACCTTCAGGTAGTCGGTGTCATCATGGATGCCCTTCACCTTCAGGTACGTCAGGCACATCGCGATCGAACTCGTCTGGCACTGCCGCCAACCATTTGGTCCGTCGCTGCCGTCGCTACTGATCTGACTGAAGTACGGGAAGCCGCTTAGTGGGTTGCTGACCGGCGGCTTCAGTGGTTCCTTGGGCGGCGGGCCAGCCCTGAACAGCTCCGCAAACTCCGCAACCTGGGGCTCTGTCAGTTGCTCCTGCAGCCAGTTCCACGCCGCCTGCTGATGCGGCATAATCGGACTGGTAGTGGCCAATGCAGCCGCGTCAAGCCGGATCTTCGGGGCCATTGCTCGCTCCTTTCTGCCTCAGCTTTCCCGGCAAGCTCGGGTATACGCAAAGCGCCGTGCCTACCGCTGCAATCTCCTGGGACCTTCAGCGGGTGTTCCCCGTAGAGGGCAAACGCAACCTTGCCATCATGGGTCGCGCCTTTGACCTGCTTCCAGGTGGCACAATGTTTTCAGCTTCCTGCATCCAACGTGGAATTGTTGGGGTGACGGTCAAAATGATCAGCGGCACCAAGGCCGAGATCATCAATTTTGAGCCGGTGATCATGGCGCGAGAAGATACCGACCCCAAAGACCTAGAGGAATGGCAGGAAGAGCTGCTGGAGGCATTCCAGGCGCAACCCGCCTAGGGCTGTTGATCCTGCCCTAGCTCCTCTGGACCAGGCTTGATGCCGGGCAGTCGGGCCAGCAGGGTGCCGCCTAGACCAGCCGCCGCCAAGGCTCCGGCACCAGCAGCTTTCCAGCCTTCCAGGCAGTCAACGGCACGGGCTCGGCACACATAGATTGCCCCGCCAACCCCTCCCACCGCTGCGATTAACAGGCAAAGAGCTACGGTGCTGCTGATCAGATTTTGGGGATTCACAACTTACCCGCCCGCAAGCGTTCTTCATGGTCTTCCAGAGTGCCTTCATGCCTGGCCAGGATTTCCAGGATCTTGCCCTCAAATGTGCCAAGACCTTTGGAGATTGCCCAGAGAGCCTTCACGCCAGAGGCAGCAGTTGCTCCGCCCGTGAGAAGCAGTGCGGCTAATGCGATTGATTCAGCGATGCCCATTGCGCTGCTCTTGTGTCATGGGGTGGATAGGTTCTGCCTCAGCTTTCCCGATGCAGCACTTCAGGCGGCATGGCAGGCACCGCCGTCACCAGGTACCAGGCGACTGGGAACAGTGCCAGGTGCCAGGCGGTCATGGCGCCCCCAGTGATTGGATCAAGTTCGGCGGCAGGTTGTAGGCGGTGGCGATTTGCACCATCCCAGTGGCAACCTCGGGCGATACCAGATGTGCCTGGCGCAGAATCAGCCACGCGCCGATAAACAGGCTGGGGTTTTGCTGCGATGCAGCCGCCAGCACCACGGCGCCAATGTCCGAAAGCGCTGTTGCAGCTCGCAGCAGCCGCTGCTGCCTAACACCCTCTGCCGTTGGCAGTTCGGACTCAATGATTTGCCGCGCCTGAATGCGAGCAGCGGAGAAAGTGGCAGACTGCAACAGTTCAGTTTGAAATCCCACCCAATCGGCGGCGGGTGGTGGCGGCTGGTGGAGCGCGTCGTACTGCTCAATCTCTGCCGCCGCGGCTTCACGCACGCTCCAAGCCTGCCGCCAGGCGCCATCAAACTCTTCAGCCTTCACAGGCAGCAGCCGCTGTGTCCTGGGGTCAATGTCGGGCGGGGCAACATCGGCCACCTGGAACACCCGGATCGGCGGGTCCAGGGTAGCGTAGGACGCCAGCTCGCCGGGGTGCGGATTGTCGCTGATGCTGAGGTGCGGCTCGTCCCGCTTGAACTGATCGACGGGGTAGGGCCACTGGGGGCCATCGGGGCGGAGGCGGAGGAGGGATGGCATAGCTAGAGTTTGTTATCGTATGCCGAAAGCACACGGGAGCTGGGTAGCGCTGTGGACAATGCGCCACCGTAGATCCGGGCAATACCAGTGTTGTACGGCACACAAAAAACGCGGCCATCAAATAGCAATACACATCCAAAGTAGGCAAAGTTTCCGGGATAAGTACCTGCTGGTGTTGTTAAGGTATCGGTTGCAGGGTTGTAAATACGGGCTGTAGTAGCGGAGTGAGGCACACAGAAAACGCGGCCATCAGGCAGTAATACGCCTCCAGCGTAAGCATCGGCGCCGGGATAAGTACCTGCTGGTGTTGTTAAGGTATCGGTTGCAGGGTTGTAAATACGGGCTGTAGCTGCATTAAAAGGTGTGCAGAAAACGCGGGCGTCAGGTAGCAGTACGCCTCCAACGTAAGCCCTTCCGCCCGGATAAGTACCTGCTGGTGTTGTTAAGGTATCGGTTGCAGGGTTGTAAATACGGGCAGCAGTAGCGGAGTGAGGCACACAGAAAACGCGGCCATCAGGCAGTAATACGCCTCCAAAGTAGGCATTGCCGCCCGGATAATCACCTGTTGGTGTTGTTAAGGTATCGGTTGCAGGGTTGTAAATACGGGCTGTAGTAGCGGAGTGAGGCACACAGAAAACGCGGCCATCAGGCAGTAATACGCCTCCAGCGTAAGCATCGGCGCCTGGATAAGTACCTGCTGGTGTTGTTAAGGTATCGGTTGCAGGGTTGTAAATACGGGCAGCAGTAGCGGAGTGAGGCACACAGAAAACGCGGCCATCAGGCAGTAATACGCCTCCAATGTAAGCCCTTCCGCCCGGATAAGTGCCTGTTGGTGTTGTTAGGGTATTTGTTTCAGGGTTGTAAATACGGGCTGTAGTAGCGGAGTAAGGCACACAGAAAGCGCGGCCATCAGGCAGTAATACACTTCCAATGGAAGTACCGGAATAGTCGAATGTTACTGCTGCCAGGGTGTCTGTTGGTGTGCCATAGTTGACAGCCCTAATTGACTCAAAATAGCTATACGGAGTTGGGGGGAACCAGTAGCCGTCAGCAGCTACTGTCAACCCACCCAGAAACGCTAGATCCCGCAGCCCCAGTGTCACGATTGCACCCCGTAAGCGGCGCGAACGTCGGCGTCCGTTGTGCCGGCGCGGCGACACTCAAACGTCAGCGTTGCCGCTTTGCTCGCGGCAATGTTGGATGGCTTTGGCCCCAGGAACGGCGTCGAACCGGGGAACGTCAACGTCCGCTGCGTGCTATCGCACAGCAAATCAACGGACACATTGCGCCCCTGTACGATATTGCTAAATGTAAACGTAAGCGGCCCTGTTAGCACGCTAACTACAAGAGTCTTGCCGTTATCGGCGGCGAAGTCAATGTTGATTGTTGCGCTGTATGCGATATTGACTGTTTCAATTGTGCGGGGTAGAAGGTTGGCAATGTTGCCGACAATCTTGTTAATTGCCTGCAGGATTGAATCCGTGGAGGCAACAGTGCCCGCCTCAGCGACAAAGCCCGTTATGGCCGATCCAATCGCTCGGGCAGCGGTAAAGAACAGGTTACCGCCTGACTCTCCGAGGTCCCCGGTTCCCAGGGTAACGGCGCCAGTCTGACCGTTGATCGAGCTGACTGGCGAAATGCCATTAGGAAGTTGAATCCAGTCAGAAAGAGTTGCGCCATTATTGGCAACAATTACCCATTTTGTACTGGAGTCAGTACGGATACACCAGTCGCCGCCTTGCCCGCGCAGCGCAAGCATTGCGGTCTGATTTGCCGCCTGCCCTAGATACTCAACGATGGCAACACTGGGGATCTGGCTGGTGGGCACCAGGCCGCCAACAAGATCGGCCTTGCTCGCCAACCCGGAAGACAGCGCCGCAGGCTGCACCGCCGTGCCAGCCAGAGCACCCTGCGCGGCCGAAGCGAAATCAGTCGTAGCCGACTGCGCCGCAGTGCCCAGCCCCAAGCTGGCGCGACCTACCGCAGCATTAAGGCCCGTGCTGGAGCCATCCCAGTACAGCCGCTCGCTATAAGCGGTGTCCCACAACCCTTGCCGAGTATTGGTCGGCAGTGAATAGCCCGTTGCATACGTCACCACCAGTGAGGCTGTGGTGTTCCCTCCAACCGAGAACCCTGTAGGCACCGACAGCGACGGATACCCACCGCCGCTGCTGCTGCTACCTGCTGCAACCAAGGCCCCGTCAACTATCGACAGATTGGTGCCCAGCAGCACCGTGGTGAGCTGTCCATTGGCCCCTACCAGCACCAGGCTGCCAGCAGCCGATGACATGCCTCCAAGCGTCAGCCCAGCAAACGTGGGCGAATTGGTGCTGCTCAGCCCCTGCGGCAGCCCCACCTGATCAGGCGTGGCCAGTTCGTAGGCGTAGGCCGTGCTGCCCGCCTTACGCACGTACTTCCCGGCATCGGCAGTGCCCGCAGGTAAACCGATCCCAGGCGGCCCGGTGCCGGTCGTGACGCGGATAACGGTTGGGCAGCTCATGCTGGATCCCTCCGCGCCGATCGAGGCGCCACAGTCACCGGCAAGTAAGCCAGGTGGTGGTCATCGGCTTGGTTATTCCCAGGAGCCACCATCAGCACGTTCAGGAACCATGTCTTGGTGGTTTTGAGGGTGTTGACAATCGCCTCAGGGACGATCACCTTCACGATTCCATTCAGCGCATCAACAATCGTGGTGACGTTATAGATGGTGCGTCCTTTCTCATCGCTCAGCACCGCATTTACATCCCATGACGGAAACGGCCACGGCTGCGTGCCATTGAACAGCTCGAACGTGACCTGAAAATCCAGGCCCTGTTCCAGCTTCAGGGTTTGCCCCTCCTCCCACGCCACAGATCACGCCTCGCTGTTTGAGCTTTCCGTCCATGCCTCGTTTTTCTCCGTCGCTGGGTCATCAGCCGCAAACTTTCCGCCCTTCACCCGTGCCCGCTTGCGCTTGGGCATCGGGCAAGCAGGCTCAGCAGGGGTCTCTTGGCGTTCGGGCTCCGCAGCAGGCTCCTGTTGCAGTTGCTCAGCATTCATGCCGTAACCAATCGGGAAATTCATAAGGCTCCAAAGCGGAAAGGGGCCCCGAAAGGCCCCGAGAAAAAACCAACTACCTAGAGGCTCAGTCGCTAGGAACCAGGGCCACCGTGTTGGTGCCAACCGGCACAGCCGCACCGTTGGTCACGGTGCCAGTCGCCGAGGCGCTGGTGATGTTGCTCTGCACCGAGGCGTAGCTGAACGTGGTAGAGGTCACCGCCGTGATAGCGAAGGTGCCGTTCACCAGCGGGTTCGAGCAACCCACGGTGACGATCTCTCCCACCAGCATGGTGTGAGCAGCCGACAGGGTGATGGTCGCCACGTTGGTGGTGAGCGCCACGTTGCTGATGCTCAGCGTGCCGGTGCCAGGGCGAAGCCGAACAGCAGCCACCCGCACATCACCGCTTACCGAACCGGCAACCCGGACGGCCTCGCGCACTTCCTTGCCGGTCACTCCCACCTCGTTGATCACGCCAGGGCTGGCGGTAACCACAGCGATGTTCGCGTAGGCGGAAGCAGAGCTAAGGGCCGCACCCTCAGCAACATGGGCAGCCTGCAGGATGTAGCCGCCAGCGGAATTGCTGGAGCCACCGGCAACGATGAACTTCAGGTCATCGAAAGCAGCCAGGCTGGTTTGAAGCAGACGGGCAGCACCAGTGCGGGTTTCAGCAGCGCGGCCACGGGCACCGGCTTTGACAGCACCGAGCAGGATGGTTTCAGCATCCAGTTGATAGCCCCGCCGAGGGGCAAGACCAGTAGAACGAGCCATGAATCAGTACCTCAGGGAATGAATTGATAAAGCGATGATCAGGCGGTCACCGCAGCATCGGTGATCCCGTAGGCGCGAGCGGCCGAACGACCGTTCATGATGGCCATACCGATCGACCAGTCGATCCGGGTGCGATCAACCGGGGCTTCGGCGATTTCACCAAACTCCCGAATGTCGATCCCGTAACCGTTGGCAGCAGGGCCTTGGATGCCGGTGGTCTGCAGATCACCAAACGCCACGCAGTAGATACTGGTGGTGCTGGAGGCTTCGGTGAAACCTTGGATCTGCACGTTCTGGGCGTTGGTGTCCGTTACCACGATGCGGGCATCGTTGTACATGGTCACCCGACGACCGAACGCATCCTGCTCGTAGGACATGAAGCCACCGATGGTGGTATTGCGGCTGGCAGACGAAAGGCGCCGACGCATCTTCTTGTTCATCAGCAGGATCTTGTTGTCGCCATCCACCGCGTCGATCAGCTCATCAAGAAGAGTGAGCGACAGGGCGCCTGTGTTTGCGTTGACAGCTTGGGAGCTGCCGACGTTGATGCGGGTCTTCAGGCCGTCAAAAGCACGGACATCAACCGACTCATCGCCGTTGATAACCTGCTCCTCAAAAGTTAGGCGCAGCGAGCGCACCTTCATTTGAATCTGCTCGGCCTTGGCTTGGGGCCCGTAGTTCTTGATGCGCTGAATGTCAACGTCGATGTCGCCACCGAAGAACTTCAGACGCTCATACTGCGGGTTGATGACGCCATAGGACTCGTCGTAGGTCTCGTTGTACCCACGGAAGCCAACAGCGGGAAGCTCGGCTTCCACGGCATAGTCCAGACCGCCCTGCACGTTGCGGAACGGCATGATGCTGATCAGCTCGCTTTCGGCAAGCTCACGAATAACGGCCACCCGTTGCGGATCGGTCTCCGTCTTGGCGGCCTCCAGAATGGTGAGTCCCATGAGTGGAAATCAGGTGAAGGTCGGGAGGGGGTGGCATCACGCCGGTTGATTCACTGCGAGGCATCACGCCCCGCTGATTGATTTGGAACCGGCTTTGGCATCACGCCGCTGCCGGTTCCTGCTGCCCGAACTTTCCCGAGCTTCTAAGCCGCTCCTCCGAAGGCATCGGAGAACAGCGAATTGAGTGGTTGCGACATCAGGTCCTTACCGGCAAACGCACGACCATCTCGGCCATTGCGGGCACCACCGCCGCTGCCCATGGAGGGCTCAAAGTGACGACCCCAGACCGGATCCGTCTGCAGCCGTTTGAGCCACTTGGTCGGCTCGTACCGCTTGCCGGTTTCGGAATCAATCTCGGGATTGCCTTTGGCATCAACGACCACCAGAGCGCCGTCTTCGATGGTGAAGTTGGCGCCAAACCGGACCCAGACCGGATCAAACGGTGTGGAATTGTCGATGGTGCTAGCCTCCATGCTGCCTTTGGCGAGGATGAAAGCCTTCTCAGTTAGCTGCCGCACAAGCTCCCGCTGGCGGGCCTCGCGCTCGGCTACCAGCTCGGTGGTTGCTTGCTGAAGCTGGGCGGAGTATTTGGACTCGATCTGCTCGCGCTCCAGACGAGCCTGCTGCTCGATCAGCTCCCGCCGGGTCTGCTCCTCCAGCGCCTTGGCTTCAGCCGCCCGCACCGCCTCGGGGTTGGTGGTGGACAGCTCCCGCAGTTGGGCCTCCAGGGCGCCCATGCGGCGTTCCTTCTCACGGTTAGCCTCACGCTCACGCTGTAGGGCATGTTTGACGCGGGAGAGGTCATCGCCTTCGCCTTCGCCTTCGCCATTGCCGGATGCGGTGGGCTCGGTGCCCCCAAGTCCTGCGCCACCGGCACCAGCACCGCCAGCACCGCCGCCACCTTCGCTGCCAGGCTCAGGGCTCTGGAGCACATCAAACCAACGTGTCTTCATTTGGCCGGGGCATCACGCCCGCGAGCAACTACGCCTGAGCTTTCCGGCTTAGCGTTTGCC